ATTAAAAATTCTATCTGTTCTTTTGTTAAACCTGTAATAGTAGATATAAGATCTTGATCAGCTCCCATACCTATCATTTGTTTTGCTTGTTTTGCTTTATCAGGATCAATCATTCCCATTTCAGGATTTCCTTCATTATATCCTATTCTACCGCCATTAGCCATTTCAGGTTTTTCAAGTAATTTAGGTGTATCTATATACTGCATCATTTCATCTCTAATCATTCTTAAAACTTCATTCTCTTCAATACCATAATTTTCAGCTATCTCTGTTACTTTTTTAGGTAGATATTTTTCTCTAAAAAATTGATAACCTTTCATTGTACCATCTTCTGGTTCTCCAATTCCAGATCTACCCGGACCAAGCATAATTTTTGCTACTTCTGATATTTCTTGTTGAGGAGCATCCTCAGGCATTGGATTAGAAGTAGTTGTATCTATTTGTAATCCTCTTGGAAGATCTTCCATGTTATTACCTGTGTATGTTGGATCTGTTCCTTCATTATATCCTATTCTACCACCATTAGCTTTGTACTCAGTCATGTTAGCTTCTACAAATCTATTTACTTCTTCATCACTAGCATTTTGATTTAGATTTCTATAATATTGTGCAAGATAACTTCTCAAGGCTTCAGGGTTTTGTCTTAACTCTTCTACCTGTTGATCTTCCATACCTGCAAATGCACCACCTAAAGCTAAAGCTCCTGTTATTTTTTGTGCACCAGTCAATCCATCTAAAATACTTTTACCCTTACCTAAAATACCTGTTAGTCCACTACCACCACTAAATAAAGAAGTTAGTCCTCCAGGCATTAATGCATTAGCACCAAAACCTAACATAGCAACTTTAGCTACAGGTGATTTAACTATTTTTTTAACAGTCTTACCAATAGACTTTACTAGACTTCCTAGTCCATACATTTGTCTCGGCATTTGTCCTCTTGAAATTGGCATTATTTATCTGACGCTGCTCCTAATGGTGGCATTGCTGCTACTTTAATTTTTAATGATCTTGTTACATGTTCTTTTTGAGTAGCAGTTGCTGGATTAGCAATATCATCTTCTGCTTCTTTATCTGAATTGTACTCATAATTAGTTTGTGTATTTCTCAATACTACTTCTGTTTCACATTTAACAACTGGTACTTTCTTACCATTTATTATTGTGTATGCTACTTCTGCTTCTTCTTTAAATGCCATTTTTCCTCCTAATCCCTGTTAATTTCCAATATACTTACAAAACCTTCAATAGCTCCTCCAACAGAAGCTTGTACTCTTAATACATCATTTTCTTCTAAAATTAAAGACCCAGATATCATATTTTCAAAAGTTTTAGCTGCAATTACTTTGTGTGATATTTCATATTCCGTAGTAGCTGAATTATCATAAACAAATACTTCTAATTCAGGGTTAGATCCAGCGTGATTATTAGCTTGTATTGTTTTAACAATGGCTCTTGAATTCGATGGTGGAGTGTAAACATCTGTTTTATCTGTGGTTGCTAAATCAAAAAAAGCGTTTTTATATATGTTTGCCATTAGTTAGTTTGCTCCGTAAACCAAGTAAACCTTTCAGTCTCTTGTTTTAACTCATCTAAGAAAGTTGAATTCAATTGTTCTGTTATCAAACTAATTGCTCTATTAATTTGTTTTTGGTTAGAAACATCATATTCTTCTTTTGGTTCAGGTATTCTTATTACTATTTTAGCCATGTTTATATGATATCCAATCTAAATTTTTTTTATTTTTTAAACTAATAATATATGAATTAATATTATTCTCACATAACATCATATTTTTATTTTTATTATATAATTTATGTAAAGCATTTTCACCTGTAACTGAATAAACAAAAGAAAGTTTATTTCTCTTTGCTTCTTTTTCTATCTCATCAATACAAATTTTCATAGCCTTATATAATTTAATTTTACTAACTTTTGGATTTGAAAATATTCCCCACATAAAACTTAGTTTAGAGGTTTTATCTATAAACAAACCCGCTGCACACATTGGTTCTTTATCTATTACTATAATACCCACCTTCGGTAAAACTTCTTTAGGTATAGCATTATCCCAATCATATTGTTTACACCAATTAGAGATAGTAGAATAATCTTTACTTACAATCCATTTTCTAGCTTGCATTAATAATGTCTACGTTATTCCCACTATCTTGTTTTGCGTACAGTTTCCAATTATCAAAAAAATCTTCTTCATTATTCATTAATTTATCTTGTTCATTTACTTCAAAGTAATCTGTAAATAAAATGTCATTAATTAAAATTCTTCTGTTTTCAGAACCAAATACATAAACTGTGTGTTCTTCATTCCCTAATAATTTACCATGTTCACTATCTTCGACTCTAACCCATTTATTATTTTCACTAACCATGTGGCTACCAGATACTTTGATACCTTTATAATCATGTAAATTTTTAACTAAGAATTTACCTGTTGCAAATACTTTACCACCAATTGCAACTTCATTGCCTAGATCAACTTGTTCTACTGGTTTTCTAGTTCCATCTAACATAGTAATTAAAGTTCCTTTTAAGAAGCAACCGCCTCCGCCGCCTCCGCCTCCGCCGCCACCTCTTTGACTTGGTGGTCCAGCTTGTCCTTTTGTTGATACAGGTCCTTTAGATTTTGTTCCAACATTACTTTGACCTCTTCCTCTATCTGGAATTGATTTAGATCTAGATTTAGTGCCTGGTTTTGTAGTTCCTGTTGTTCCTTTAGATTTAGTGCCTGGTTTTGTAGTTCCTGTTACTGGTCCTCTTCCACCTGTTCCTGGTTTTGTAGTTCCTGTTGTTGGTCCTTTAGGTTTAGTTTTTGTTTTTGTTTTTGTTTTAGTAGTTGCATCTGTTTTAATTTTTCCAGAATCTACATATAAATTATCAAGATCATCCATAATATTAACCTTTTTATCTAGTCCTAGACTAGCCATAAGATCATCACTGATAGTTGAAAAATCTTTATCTAAACTTTTTGGAGTATCTATTATATTTTTTATTGTTTCAATTCCAGTAGGTGCTCCCGGTTTTGTTACTCCTGTTACTCCACTATAATCTGGAAAAGAAGATGTTGGTGGTGAAACCATATCCATTATTGGATCTCTATATTTAGTAATAGGTTTCGTACCTAAAATAGTTTCAATTCCTTCTAACATATCACTTCCACTGTCATCTTCAGCTGTAGTAATACCTTCAGTTATTTTTTCAGCTGTTGATTTGTAAGTTGGATCTTTAGCTTTTTTCTTTTGATCTGAAATACCTGTTGTTAAGTCTTTTGCTGCAAAAAATCTTCTTTCTGCTTCATCAAGTGCTGCCAGTTTTTCTTCTTTATATGTTTTTCCAGTTTTAGGATTAATATTTGTATCGCTCATTTTTGCATTAATCAGATCTCTTCTTTTTTGAAAAGTATCCGCATCAGTACGGTAAGCACTATAACCTGCCATAATATTTTCTGCCGTATTTATTGTACCTGGAGTAGCTGCAACAAATCTTCCAACATCATCAATAGCAAAACCTTGACCCGTTAATTCGTTTTCTAATATACCTCTATCACTTGTAGGTAATAAAGAACCTATTCCTTCTAAAATTTTTTTACCCGGCATCATTCCCGCTAATTTTTCTATTCCTGTCTTTGGTCCAACGTTATAATAATCTGGATACATATCCATAAATTTATTTGCTTCTGTTTGTGTTCTAAATCCAGTTCCATATTTATTTATATCAAATTGAGAATCTCCAGATCCAATTAAAGAAGTTTCACCAAACTGTCTTGCAGCATAAGGACTGTAATTATCTTTAGTTTTTGTTCTATTAGGATCAGGATTGTAAACACTAAATCCTTCTTCATTGCCACCTGGTCTAGGTAATTGTTTTATTGGTTCTGGTACTACAGGTGTTGGAACCGGGGTTGGAATTGCAGGTTGATTAGTTCTATCATACCTAAAAGTTTCAGGTAATGCTCTGTTTAAATATGCTTGTGCTAAATCAAATAAAGTTGCCATTATCTACGTCCGTCTGGTTGTATATCTATTCGTAATGTACCAAAGCGCCAAGACTCACTAACATCAGTGTTTTCTATCTTGATATTAACAAACCGGCCTCTGGCTCTTGTATCCTTTTTATCAGTATTTGCGTTAATTGTAAAGGGACTCAAAGAGGTAATTGTATCTGATTGTTGAGGGTATCGTTTAACAGCAAGGGTTACTTTTGCATTACCTTGTAAGTCTTTAAAATCAGGTATAAATCTTCTAAGTGCTAAAAATATATCCCCTGACATACCTTCACTCTGTATATCAAAATCATAAGATTTAACAAAAGATGTAACTGCTGTAGTAGTACCATCAGGATTTACTTGATCGGTTCCTACTTCATGTTCAAATAATATAGTTTGTCCTAAACCACTTTCTCCAATTATAACTGGAAAGGTTCCTGAATTATTATTATTATATTTAGTTGCAAAAGGTTTTGGATATACAGTTGAATCAATCCAAGTAGTTCTAGCTTCAGTACCAATATACCAAATACCACCTTCCATTTTTTCTCCGTAATTTAAAACTACATATTGATCATTATATTCAGAACCTGTTGATGGGTAATACCAAACAACTTCTGTAAATTGATTATTTAAACCAGCATAAACTTGTTGACCTTTTGTAGTATCTGCTTGATCATAAACATAATCTTCAACAGAACAAGGTAGTGATTTAACTGTACCATCAAACATAAAGAAACCATTTGTACTCATCCAAAATGCAACCCCATCAATTTCAATTGCTGCGTTTTTACCAATTAATCCACAGTTAGTACCCACTTGTTCAAATCCAAATGTAAACGGAGCACCAATAAATTTCATAGTATATAATGCATTGTCGGTCCAAACTAGAATAGATTCTTTTGCTTTTAAAGCACCTATAATTTTTGTTCCATCTTGCAGTCTTTGTGATCCAGCAGTGTTGATTGCTGTTGCAGCATAATCATTTATATCTTCTTGATCCGAAAATCGGATAAACATATCATCTTGTGTTGATATATCACCAATAACAGTTTCTGTTCCACAATGAATTAAGTGACGTGTTGTAGGGGATACTAGTGATACCCTGGTTGCTGTTGGATTATTAGATGTAGAAAAACCAGCTGTGGTAGTAGAAGCTCTTACTGTTAAAGGATTTGTTGCACCTGCATTCCAAGTAAAAGTTTTTCCATTTGCAATTGTTGCAACTAATACCTGACCAAAATTACTAAGTGACCATAAACCTGGTTCAAGAGATACTTCAGCTGCTGAGGCAGCTTCTCCCCAATCCACAAAATCTGCAGCATTAGTAACCACTGCAGCATCAGCGTGCGCAGCTCTTGTAGAACCATCTGCTGCTCTAGTGATACCGGTTAAATCGTTTGCAGAAATACCTGTGTAGGTAATTAATTCTGTTCCAACTTGTATTCTACCAGATGCAGGAAAACCTGACGTTGATGTTAAAGTAATATTAGTTGAA